CGGCAACGTCGTGCCCCTATCGCGCAAGAGCTGACGCCGGTGGAGCAGAGCATCTCGGACGACCAGTGGCACGAGCTACTGTTGACCATCGGGGAGCTCCGGGGCGGTGCTGATCTCGCGAAGGCGCGGATAGAGGTCGAGCAGGCGCTGCACGACTATTACGGGCTCCGCAGGGATCCGGCCAAACTAAAGGATGCGCGCGCGACTTGGGAAGCAATCAAAAGATCCACCGTCAAGCTCCATGTCGCGCTCGCCGGGGAGTGGAGCCGGAGGCGCGTGCGCAAAGATTTCCTCGTCCATCTCGGGCTGCGGCGCCTGATCAGGCGGAGCATGTCCCTGCTCGAGGCATTCGACATGCCCATCGCCGCGCACAAGGGGAGCATCTCTCCCGCGCTGGCCAATCTCTATCTGCGCCTGCTGGAAATCTGGCAGGACGAGTTTCGCGGCGAGCTGAGGTCAGCGGGCAGCACGACCGGCGGACCGGCCGTGCGCTTCGTCCGGACCGTCCTCGCTATTGCAGGCGTGGAGCGAACGCCGGGCAGCATTCGCATTACCATCCGCAACGTGCTCCAAGGCAAGGGGGTTGGTGTGTTTAGGCCCGTGGCCAAGAGCGACCCCAACAAGCCCCGCCCGCCGCGTCCGCCGCGGTCACCGTGGAAGCTCCCCCGCAAGCGCGTCTGGTGCGTCCCGGGTCGGGTCAAACCAGATCGCCAATAAGAGTTGTTGCTTTGACCTGACCTACCCGTGGTCCACTGCGCAGCGTGAAGCTGCACAGAGGACCGCCAATGCCCACCGCCGTTATTCCGTCGCCGCGCCCCGCAGCCGACAAGCCGAACCGGCCAGCTGACCCCGCGGTCGAGTCCGCAGCCTTCGGAAAATTCATTAAGGGCAGAGTCGGCGGCAAGCGCGCAAAGAACAAGCGTCAGCAACAGCGGCAGCAGCAGCAAGCTCCGCCCGAGGCCGTGGTCATCGGCGCCTACTCCATCGAGGAGTTCTGCAAGGCGCACGGCGGCCTCTCCGAGTCGATGTTCCACAAGCTTTGCCGCGAGGGCCGCGGTCCCGCGATCATGAAGGTGGGCGCCAGGACGCTGATCTCCGCCGAAGCTGCAGCGGCGTGGAGGCAGGCACTGACCGTCGAATAGGCCAAACGGGCCGGCATCGCGAGATGCCGAGCCCGCTTGTTTTCCCGCGCTCTGCCAGAAGCGCAATCGACCTTAGGGAGACCCAAGATCGTCATGACATTTAGACCGACCATCGGCTGCAATCAAGCGCCGACGCTCGCCGATTACGCCGGGCAGATCAACGACGGCTATCGCAAGTATCTGCTCACCTCGTCCTCCCTGGTCGAGCAGGGGATGGATCTGGGTGACATCCTCATCGCTGCCAAGAAAAAGGCCGGTCACAGCCGCTGGTACAAATGGCTCGCCGCTAACACCGACATCTCTCCGGACCGCGCCGAGCGGTTCATGACGCTTTCCCGTGGGCGCGACCTGGCGCTGCTGCGGGCGCAGCGCGCCGCGCACTCGTCGACGCCACCAGCACCGCCGGCGACAAGGAAGTCGCCGCCGGCGGTGAAAAAGATCCCACCGCTCGATAGCCACTCTTGGGCGTCGGCTTCCTTCCAGCAGCGGCAGAGCTTCCTTGATGACATCCCGCTTCAGGAATTTCTCGACGCGGCACCTGCATCCTGGCGCGCAGAAGTCCAGCGCCAGTTACGCGGCGCCGATGCGCCCACGGAGTCGGCGCCGACCAACACCGTTCACTGAAACCGGAGAGCCCATGGTCACACACAGATATGGAATATTGCGCAGCAGCTGTTGGGCGACCCCGCGGAGCCGATGCTCGGGGCGACAGGGGTAATGGAGGACATCATGAAACCTTTTCAGACTAGCGCAAAGCTACCGCCGATTATCGTGATCCACGGCCAGCCCGGCATTGGCAAGACAACATTAGCGCTGAATTTTCCGAGGCCAATCGTCATCCAAACTGAAGATGGTTGCCCGATTGGTGTTCAACTCGAAACCTTCGGATTGTGCGAAAGCTATCCCAGTGTCATCGAAGCACTAACATATCTCGGTAAAGAGGATCACGACTATCGCACATTAGTCATCGACAGCCTCGATGCATTCGAACCGCTTGTGCAGGCTGCCTTGTGTGCTGATCGTGGTTATACCTCAATTGAAAGTCCGGGCTTCGGAAAAGGTTACGTTGAACTTGATCGCTATTGGCTTGATCCCCTCCGTGCCTGCAATTGGCTGAGACGCAATCGAAACATGACCATCGTGATGATCGCGCATAGCGAGATCATCATGATCAATGACCCGCGCTGTAATGCCTACTCTGCTTATTCGCTTCGACTGCACAAGCGGGCACGGGGACTGGTCGAGGACAGCGCCGACCTGATCGGATTTCTTGCAACCGACATCGTCATCAAGAGTGAGCAAAGCGGCTTCGGAAAAACTCGAGCACGGGCTGACGGCGGCAATACACGCTGGCTGCACTGCGAACCGCGACCGGCATTCACGGCGAAAAATCGGTTCGGCATGCCCGAGCGAATCATGATCCCGTTGCGCTTCGACTACCAATCGACGCTCGGCAAGTTCTTCCCGACCCCGCAGCCGCAAGCGGGAAGTGTGCGTACTACTGCGGCACCTGAAACTGCAATGATGGCATCCGAAATGGTGACATCGGAAAACATGGAGAGTGGCAATGGTTGAGAGTTATCACGACCAACTGCCCGAGATGTTCGATCCGGGCGCGCATGAGGGCACTCAAGGCCCCCAGCCCGTTCCCGTGGGATGGTACCTCGCTCACATCGTCGAGGCCGGGGTATGCGACGCTGCAAACGGGAATGGCAACTATCTGCTTACGGTCTTCGAAATCCTCGAAGGAGACTATCTGCACCGTAAGATTTATCAGAACATCACGATCCACAACGCAAGCCAACAGGCGGTCGAGATCGGTCAACGGCTCATGACCGACGTCTACCTCGCCTGCGGCGTCACCGGACCGACGCAGGACATCGGCGTACTCCTGTACAAGCCCGTCAAAATCCGTGTCGGGATCAAGCGCGACCCCGAAGGGCTGTATCCGGATGGCAACCGCGTGAACGCGGTACGGCCGCAGGACTACGAGCCCAAGCGCGGACGCTTCACCCCATCTGCTTCCGGGGCTGCGCCAACCAATCCGACACCAAGCTCGGCGCCGAAAGGTGATCGTCCTTGGGATCAGAAGTGATGGATCGCCGTGAGGACGATCGCTGGCTCCACGTCGGCGATCGCCGCTCACTCCTAGCACATGCTCACACTACGCCGATATCAGGAAAACGCACTACGCGAGCTGTTTGTCTTCTGGCGCAACGGCGGTGGCAACCCGCTGATCGCGATGGCGACGGGTACCGGCAAGTCCGTAGTAATCGCATTTCTGATCAAGCAATTGCTGACCGACTATCCGACCATGCGCGTGCTGGTGAACGCGCCCAATCGCGAGCTGCTCGAGCAGAACATTCTTGAACTGCGGAGTATCTGGCCGGCGGCGCCGATCGGCATCAACTGCGACCGGCTCGGCTTCCGCAACGCCGACGCACCAATTCTGTTTGCCACGGTCAATTCGATTTATCGCAATCCGAAGGCGCTCGGCGAACGCCACTTGGTCATCGTCGATGAAGCTCACCTGATCCCGCACGGCGAACAGGGAATGTACCACACCACCCTGAACAGTTTGCGCGGTTTCGTACCCGACCTTCGTGCTGTCGGACTGACCGCGACGCCTTTTCGATTGGACTCCGGGCACCTGTGCGAAGGCGAAGGGCATTTGTTTGATAAGCTGGTTTTTGAGTACACGATTGGCGAAGCGATCCGCGACGGCTGGTTGGTACCGCCGTCATCCAAGGCGACAACCAAGGCGGCGACGATCGACGTCACCGGAGTCGGCAAGCGTGGTGGCGAGTACATTACCGAGCAGCTCGAGGCCGCGGCGATTCGCGACAACGCGGTTGTGTTGGCCTGCGACGAGATCGCCACCTACCAGGGCAAGCGCCGGGCCTGGCTGATCTACTGCGTCGGCGTCACCCATGCCGACCTGGTTCGCGACGCGCTGCGTGCTCGCGGCATCAATACTGAGATGGTGCTCGGCGAGACTCCGGACCAAGAGCGTGTCCAGATTATCGAAGAGTTCCGCGCCGGCCGACTGACCGCGCTGGTGAGTGTCAATGTCCTGTCCTACGGCTTCAACGTTCTGCAGGTCGATCTCATTGCGATGCTGCGTCCGACTTGCAGTGCTGGGCTCCTTATTCAGCAGGTTGGCCGCGGTACGCGCAAGGCAAACGGCAAAGATGATTGCCTCGTGCTGGACTTCGCAGGCAACGTCCGTCGCCTCGGTCCGGTGGACAGTGTCCGCATCAAGCACAAGGGCAGCAGAGACGGCGAGGTGCCGACCAAAGTCTGTCCGGAATGCGATGAAATCATATTGCTGGCCGCGACCCAGTGCACGAGCTGCGGTTATGAATTCCCACGCAACGAGAAGCCGAAGCATGCCGCCTACGCCGACACCGCGTCGATTCTCAGTCTGCCACGCTTCTTGTCCGATTGGCTCGAGGTCGAAGACATCGAATATTGCTATCACCACAAAGAAATCCCATCGCTGCGGGTGACCTTTCAATGTGGGTTGCAGAACTTTGCGAAGTGGGTGTGCCTCCAACACACCGGATATGCCCGCGCCCAAGCCGAACGGTTCTGGCAAGCCTTGAGCGGCAGCACGCCAGTGCCGCGCACCATTGATGAAGCACTGCAGCGCCAGGACGAGCTGGCAGGGGTGACGCACATCCGCGTGGCGCCGGATGGTGACCGATATTGGCGGATCATCGACTATCGCATCGGCGGCGAGAACTACGATGGCAACCTGCGCCGCATGGTCCCGTGGGGTCGGCCGGAGTTCAACGACAGCATTCCGTACTAGGTGCCGACATGGAAACCGACTGGTGTGTCCCCAGCGAGCTGCCCGATCTTCGGCGCGTCGGTCTCATTGCGATCGACAGCGAGGAAAGGGACAACGGACTGGCGACCGACCGCGGATCGGGTTGGCCGTGGGGCGACGGGCATGTGTGCGGCATCAGCGTGGCCTATCGCGCTAACGGGCAGGGGCGCGGGCTCTATTTCCCGATACGCCATCCCGACACGCAGAATTTCGCGCCCGAGCAAATCTATCGTTGGCTCGAGGATCACGTCGCCTCCGATCTTCGCTTCATCACTCACAACGGGCCATTCGATTGGGGTTGGTTTCGCACCGAAGCGGGCATTCGCATGCCGCCAGGCGAGCGGCTCGAGGAGCTGGCC